TTATGGCCAATGGCAGGGGGAAGGATACGGCCGGGGCAACTTGCTACGGCTACCTTCAAGATTGGGTTGTTGAGCAACTTTTCGGAGTACGCCGCCAACTGGACACAAAGCCGATGGCAAAGGGCCGGGCGGTTGAAGATGCCGCCATCGAATTCGCTGGAACCCACCTTGGATGGTTCATGCCCGAAAAGAACGAGCGGTTATTTGAAAATGATTGGCTAACTGGCACGCCCGACATCGTGGAGGGCACAAGCATCGTGGACATTAAAAGCAGCTGGGACGCTTTTACCTTCCCTTTGTGGGATTCTAAGCCGCCGCTGGGGTATGTGTACCAGTTGCAAGGTTATATGGCCTTAACGGGGCTTAAAAACGCCCAACTGGTTTACGTGCTAATGCCAACCCCTGAAGAAATATGCGGGGAGGTGCAAAGCTATGACCACGTGCCAGCAAAATACCGCATTAAGGCTTACGAAATAAAGCGGGATGACGTGCTAATCGAGGCAATTTACGACAGGGTACAAATGTGCCGCAATATTATTGAAGTCGAACTATTAACCAAACTGAAATGACAGACCGACAAATTGAACGCTACTTGCTTAAACAAAGCAACAACAGGCTATTTGAACTTAGGGTTGAAATAGACCGCATCATTAACAGCCGCAACGATGAATTCTTTAAAATGAATTTGAAAAGCGAACACCAACGGGTTGTAATTAAAGCTGCATCCGACTATTGGGGCGTACCTTATGAGGCGGCATATAGCAAGCGAAGGTTGAGGGAAATCCAAGAATTCAAACACGCATTCAGGTTTACGCTGCGATGTGCTACATCAATGAGTTTGCAATCTATTGGCAAGATGCTAAACTGCGACCATACAACCGTTATGCACAGCATCAAATATGTGGAGGATTCTATGTTGGCTGACCCCACATATTATTTGCGATGCATCGACTTTTGCGACCACATTAAAATGGTAATGCAAGAATTGGAATTGAACAAAAATAAGCCTACCTTTTACGAAATACCTTGCGACAATTTCTTTCACAATTAACAACAAACACCATGACAAAAACAGAATTAGAAAAACTTGGCTTTCAGCACCTAAATGGTGTAAACTGGGGCTTGCTAATCAAACCAATTTACCTTGGGGCCCCGCTTATTATTCGGGCATCAACTACGGGGGTTGTCGCCACCATTAGCCTTGCAATCAAAGAAGGGGATGAACCCAAAGAACTGCCCATCGGCAATTGTGCGAACAGGTATGCCGACTTGAAACACCTTATATCTTGGTGCGGAATGACAGGGGCCGACATCGGCACGTATATCGTGGAAAAGTTGATCACCGAACGCAAGCAAAAGAAAAAATAAGTACCTTTAACCCATAACCATTTAACCATTTAACCATGTTACAAATTCAATTGATTGGCCGTATTGGCAAAGATGCCGAGTTGGTCGGCAAGAACAAAGACATTGCAACCTTTTCGGTAGCGGTCGGCAAAGGCGAAGAAACGCAATGGTTTCGCTGTGCCCTGTTCGGCAAGAACAACCAGCCCGCTGGGGTTGCCAAGTTCTTGAGCAAAGGGACACAGGTGTATATTAGCGGCCGCCCGGTGCTTGACGTTTACAAAGACAAAGAGGGCAACGATAAAATCGGCACAGACATCAAGGTGCTGGTAAACCAAGTTGAACTGCTTGGCGGCACACGTACCGAATCAGGCGGTAGCCATTTGCCACAAGTCGCAGAAACCGATGACTTGCCATTCTAAGATAGTGTGTTAGTGTTAAAGGGGGCCCAGCAGCGATGTTGGGCTTTTTTTATGCCGCCGAATGCCGCCAAGTGTTAAAAAGTGTTAAAGCAAATTTTGGTATTGATATTCTTTTTACTATTGCAGTACACAAAAACACAAACCATGATTTACGCAAACCACCTTTACAACTTGGCAACCAGCAAGCCAAGAATTTCAATGGCTGAAATCGAAGCCGCCTGCATTGACAAAGCCAAGCAAGGCGAAATGTACTGCTGGGTACATAACCCGATTGCTGAAAAAGACATTATAAGGCTTATATTTAACGGCTTTAAGGTTGAAAAGCGGGATAACGAAAACTACCGCATTGACTGGTCAAGCCCTACTAACATTTAACCCTTAAAACACAACACCATGAAACACTACTTTACACTTGGCTACCGCTTCCAAGATGAATGCTTTGCTTTTTACGGCGAATGCACGAACGAAATGACCGTTGAAGAAACCGACCTACGCCGCAGAGCAAACATCGCTGTGGTTGGCATTGACTTTGACCTTATGCTGCATTTAACGAACCCTGACAAGGACGATGTGCGGCCAACCAAGGCAAGCATATCAAACCAACCGTACCTTGATAGCATTGAAGGTGGCAATACGTATTTTGCTTACCTGAACCGATACCTGAACGATGACAATGACTTTGTGATCAGCTGGCAATTTGAAAGCCCCAGCACGTTGCTTTTCATTTACAACGATGAATCGGGCTGGAGTGTAGAATACCAACACGATGAACCGCTATTTGCAATGGACGGCTTCTTACACGAAATTGTGAACATCGCCAATACGCTTTCGTTCAAAGAGGGCTACGAGTACATTAAAACTTCACGCAGCGGCATTCATGTAATGGCCCAATTTTTGGCACCATTGATGTAATGTTGGCAAATGTTTGTATATTTGTGAAAGGCATTAGAACGCCAATAAAAGGTAAAAACCAAATTTAACCGAGCCGTTTGTTCGGGGGTAGCGTAAAAGATGAGGCCCACCTTAGCCAAGTTCTAACTTCTTTTACCGCCCCCGCCCAAATGGCTTTTTTATTAAAACCCTATGCAAAATTTAAGCATTAACCCTGAACTGAAATCGCTTATACCGCCTTTAACGGCAGAAGAGTTTAAGCAACTTGAAACCAACGTGCTTGCCGAGGGCATTCGGGAGCCCATTATTACATGGCAAGGCACAATCGTAGATGGCCACAACCGATACGAACTGGCACAAATGTACGACCTGCCGTTTAAGGTAAAGGAAATGGCCTTTGCTTCGATGGAGGACTGCAAAGAGTGGATGATTCGCAACCAATTTGGCAGGCGAAATTTGAGCAATTACCAAAGGTCGGTACTTGCTTTAGAACTTGAAAGCGTATTTAAGGCCAAGGCTAAAGAAAACCAAGCAATTCAATTTAAAGGAAATTCACTTAAGCAGATATCTGCAGAAGTGAAACCTATTGAAACAAGGCAAGAACTGGCCAAGGTTGCTAATGTTTCGCATGACACCATCGCCAAGGTGAAGGTTATTGAAGCCAAAGCAAATGAAGATGTAAAGGCCAAACTTTCAACAGGGGAGGTAAGCATTAACCAAGCCTATCAAGAAATTAGGAAGGAGGAAAAAAAGGCTAAATTTGAAGAGGCTAAAAAGAGTTTTGAAGCAGAAATTAAGCCAGTAAATGTTGAACAAATAATTGTTCATGCGGATTCAAGAGAGTTCTTGGCATCATATAGCGGGCCAAAATTTGACCTTTTATTAAGCGACCCACCATACGGGATGGATTTCAAAAGCGGCTGGAGCGACAAGGATAAAATCGCAAATGACAAAATAGAAGATACCGTTCAGCTTTTTGAATCTGTTCTTGCAGAATCGGTAAAGCACCTAAAAGAAGATGCACATTTTTATCTTTTTGGAAGCATAGATTATGTCGGTGAATTGAGGCCAATTATTGAAAAATACTTGACCTTAAAAAACATACTTATTTGGGACAGAAAGGTAATAGGAATGGGGGACTTGAAGACCTACGGCAAATCTTTTGATGTTGTTTATTTCGGAGTAAATAAAAAATGGAGGGATTTGAACGGAACAAGGGAAAGGGACTTGCTTTCTTTTTATAGATGCGAGCCGAGCAAAATGGTTCACCCTACCGAAAAGCCTATTGATTTGCTTGAATACCTTATTAAAAAAAGCACATCGGAAGGGGATTTGATATTAGAACCATTTGCTGGAGGCGGCAGTACTTTGGTGGCTGCGAAAAACACTAACCGAAAGTGTACTGGCATTGAAATAGAGGAAAAATATGTAAGCCTAATTAAAACAAGAATATGAATTTTGACGAATCAATTGAGCGAATCAAACAAGGGTTTGAGGGCGAAACAATAGTTAGGGAATTTCTTAAAAAACAAAATTACCCATTTATGCAAATAGATGTATTTTTTGAAAATAAGAAAAACGGCAAATTATACGTTGGCGAAGTTAAGGCACAGGAAAAGTTTACAAAAAAACTACCAGATTACCCGTTTGATGCACACGGGTTGCCACCTTATCAAATAACGGCAAGATTAAAATTATGCGAAAGAATAGGAGCAAGAGCTGTTTTATTTGTTTATGACACCGAAGACAAAATTGTTTATTGGCAATTCTTAGATTTGCTTAATAATTTGCCGCCAACAAAAAGAATGCTAACGAAAACTGGCAAAAGGGTACTTTTTGATATTGAATCTTTTAATAAAATCACAAACCTATGAAACAACTACCTTGGTTTAAATTTAGCCCAGCCGACTGGATGATGGGCAGAATATCCCGCCAATCTTGCGAGGTTCAGGTGGCTTTTTTGCGGCTTTGCTGCATCTATTGGAATGCCGAATGCGAGATGACAGTTGAACACGCAGAGTTGGAATGCGATGGCTATTTCGACCGCCTTGTGGCCCTAAAAATGGTTGAGGTTATTGGCGATAAAATTGGCATAAAATTTCTTACCATTCAGTACATTGAAGGTAGCGAAAAGCGGCAAAAAATGTCCAACGCTGGCAAGGCATCTGCTCAACAAAAGCTTAACGAACGTTCAACGAATGTTCAACAAACGTTAAACGAATGTTCAATAGAGAAGAGTAGAGAAGAGAAGAGTAGAATAAGAGTAGATAAAGAGTGTAAGGGCACATACACACGTGAAAACTTTATTGATGATTTACTGGGCGAATTCAAAACCGATGCCGACTTGCGTAGCGTAACGAAAACATGGCTTCAAAAGAAAAAGGTAATTACCGAAAAATCTATGCAAATTTCAAAGGCCGAAATACAAGGGCATAACAAAAGCGAAATGTACGCAGCGATAATGGCCGCAGCCGACAAAGGTTGGGCACAGCTATACAGCCGAAAAGATAAGCAAAGCAAAGGCACATCAACAAGTTTACCTGCTGGCAAACCTTGGCTTGACCCAGCAACAATAGCAGCAGCCAAGGCGAGTGCCGAGCGGCTTAAGAAACTTGAAAACCGAAGCGAAGGCGTAACACAATTTTAAGCAGCAACCTAACATACAAAAACCTTAATTTTACTTTACCGCTATGAAACTAACATTACACGAAACAACACTTGACCGCCGAGCAATTGAACTTGCAAACGTGGTATTCAGCCCCGATAAAATGCGGCTAACAAAAGAACGTGCCGCCGCAGTTCGGCAGCTTTGCACCGCCTTTCAAAATGGCACACCGTTCTTTTTAACGGGCGACACAGGGACAGGTAAAACGATATACACCAAATTGTTCTTGGCCGCCCAGCCCGATAAGAAATTCGTTTACTACAATATGCGGCACTTATTTCGGGAGTATGCGGCAATGAAAAACCCTGATGAATTCATCTTGGCGTTTATTCAAAAGACCCGGTACACGGCTTTAATTCTTGATGACGTGGGCAGCGATGAAGCGGTTGGTGCATACGGCAGGGCGAATACCATTCTTTACGATATTATCGAAAGCCGAATGGAGGGCAACCACCTGACAGGGATAATTTCAAACAACACCTTGTCCCAAATTTTGGCAAGGTTCGGGACGGACGGGCAGCCCGATGCCCGGTTAGCCTCACGCCTTAAAAAATGGGAAACCATCATCATGCCCGGGGATGACAACCGGGGCGTTTTTGATATTTTGCCTTTTGCCCAATGGCCGCAAACCCAACTGCCAGCCGATGCCGAGCCGCCATCGATACCATGCCCTGATCATCTTCGTGAAAGCATTTACGAAAAGTTGGGCATCATTGCTAACAAGGTAGTTGATGCACCGCCCAGCAAAGCCGATGAACTTCGCAAAGCGTTTTGGGGTAATTCGGTAAAGCCATGACTTATAAACCATTCATTAACCCTACTTTGTGCCTTTAATGACGCAAAAATGATGCAAGTATGAGCCAACTAATTCTAAAAATAAAAATATGAACAAAGAACTTTTAAAATCAATATGGACGTTAATCGGAATAGTGATATGGCTATTACTATTTACAAAAACATTCTATGAATGGACACAAGGTAAGCAACCAGATAACTTTACTGTGATGACGATATTGTTAATAGCCATATCACTTGAAAGTAAATTTAATAGCAAAAAGCAGTAATTTTTATTGCTTATAACGTTTTGCGGCTTGTGGTTCGTTAGCGAAGCAAAGCCTTGTGTGGTCTGGCTAATGACCACAAACCGCTGTTATGTGCTGGGCGGTTTATCAGCACTAAATTTAATTTAAAAACGAAATGACAGAAAAAAAAAGGCACTTGAACTGATTGCTAAATATCAGGCACTTGCAATGTTAAAAGATTTTGGCGGAATGGACTTTGAAATTGCCAGAGGTTGTGCAATTATAGGGTTAGACGAAATGCTTGACCATATAGAAGTACCAAGCCATATTTACCAATGGTTCAAACAAGTGCGTTTTGAATTGGAACGTGTCGAGCAGCCTTGCACATAACGGTTCGGGTATTGCCGAAGGCAGGGATTTGAAAGACAAATGTTTCAACCTTGCACAAATGCCCAATAGAAGTACAAATGATTAATTAACCGAGAATGCCCTGCTTTTGGCAATACCTTGTTAGGTGCAGTGCTTTTCACAAATTTTAAAAAGATGACAATAAGAGAATTAACAAAGCAACTTTTAGATTTCAATCCAGATGCACAGATTAGGGTTAGAAATGGTAACAACCCATCAACTGATTTTGTATTGGCGTGGGGTGAACTTAGTGAAAACGGAATGGACAAAACAAAACAATCGGTTGTTACCATTTTTGTTGAAACTGATGAAGATAATATTGAATCTGAACAGGTGTCTTCATAGCATTGCACCTAACTATCGTATAGGCGAAATAAACGAGATACTATGAGCCAACTAATTCTAAAATTCAACATGCCCGAAGATGAAACTGAGGCAAACTTTGCCCTAAAAGGCGGGGAGTATTTCTTGGTACTGCATGACCTTTACCAAAAGCTGAGGCATATTACCAAGTACGGCAATAACCCTTTCAACGGCAAAATGGCAAGCGAGCAAGAGATGATACTTGCCGAGCAGATACGGGAGTACCTTAACGAAAAAGATTTTAAGGATTTATGAGCATGAATTCAAGTTGCCCTACGGGGGGACAAATTATCCCCATGAATATCGATACCGTTGCCGAGTTTTGGGCTGGCTTCGATTTCGACACCGCCCAGCCGATTGCTTTTATTGATTCCCAAAAGATAATTTGCTTGCGTACCTTTGTCAATACCCACATTTCGTACTTAAAGCACAACAAGGGCAACCCGCTATACTTACCTTACTGGCTGCGGCTTGAAAAACTAACAAAGCATTATGCCGAAAAGCGTTGAACATCAAATACAATTGGCTTGCGTCAAGTACTTCAGGGCTGCGTTTCCCGACCTTTATTGCAACCTTTGGCATACCAATGGCCGAGCGATTGACAAACGAAACGGCGGCGTGTTAAAAGGCATGGGCGTTATTGCTGGCGTGCCCGACCTTTTGTTTTTTTACAAAGGCAAGTTACACGGCATTGAACTAAAGACCGCAAAGGGAACGCAAAGCGAGGGGCAAAAAGAATGGCAAAAGATGGCATTAATGCACGGAGGCGAATATCACATTGTGAGAACCGTAGAACAATTTGTACTTTTGATTCAGCAAACAATTCAAAATGGTTAAACTTGTAGCAATCGGTTCGGTCAAGGGAAACAGCCGCAACCCAAGATTTATTCGGGATGAGAAATTCAAAAAGCTGGTTGCTTCGCTTGTGGAGTTTCCTGAAATGGCTACTCTTCGCCCTTTAGTGGTCGATGAAAACATGACCGTACTTGGCGGCAATATGCGGCTAAAGGCCATGCAAGAACTGAAATGGAAGGAGGTTCCCATTGTAGTTGCCGAAGGTTTGACCGATGCACAGAAGGATGAATTTGTTATTAAAGACAATGTGGGCTTTGGCGATTGGAACTGGGAGCAGTTGGCCAACGAATGGGACGCAGAAGAACTGACAAGGTGGGGGCTTGAGATACCGGGCTTTGATGTGGACTTAGAACTTGAAGCCGAGGAAGATGAATACGAAATGCCCGATGAATTGCAAACCGACATCGTGCTTGGGGATTTGTTTGAGATAGGCGAACACCGATTGCTATGTGGGGATAGTACCGATAGCGACCAAGTGGCAAAGTTGATGAATGGGGAAAAGGCGGATATGGTGTTTACTGACCCGCCGTGGAACGTGAACTATGGCGCAGTCAAAGAAGGTAACGCGATGGGATATAAGCCCAGAACGATTATGAACGATTCGATGTCTACCTCGGACTTTAAGGATTTCATGGGTTCAGCCTTTGCGATGATGGCTATGTACTCAAAGAAGGGATGCCCTACTTACGTGGTGATGTCTGCCCAAGAGTGGGGAAACCTGATGCTCGCGCTTCACGAGAACGACTACCACTGGTCATCCACAATTATTTGGAACAAATCACACTTGGTAATGTCTCGCAAAGATTACCACACAAAGTATGAGCCAATTTGGTATGGATGGCTGAACGGAGCGCCAAGACTCTGCCCGCTTAAAGACCGCAAGCAGTCCGATGTATGGGATGTTGACAGACCGACCAAGAGCGAACTTCATCCGACCACCAAGCCAATCGAACTGATAAACATCGCTTTAAAAAACAGTAGTGTTGCATCCAACCTCGTGATGGAGTTGTTCACAGGCTCCGGCTCAACAATGGTAGCCGCCCACCAACTAAAACGCAAGTGTTACGGCATGGAGTTAGACCCCAAGTATTGCCAAGTCATTGTTGACCGAATGCGAAAACTTGACCCGAACATCGTTGTTAAACGCAACGGCCAAATTATTTAAACTATGGCGAACAATACGAACGCTAAAAAAAAGCTGATGCTTGAAGCCCTTGAAAAATCATTGGGCATCGTTACAACGGCATGCAAGTCGGTCGGGGTTGCAAGGGTAACGCATTACGAATGGGTAAAGCTGGATGAAGAATACAAGGCCAAGGTTGATGAAATCATGGAGGTGCAACTTGACTTTGTCGAAAACAAGCTAATTGACCGCATCAACAAGGGGGACACAGTTGCGATAATTTTCTACCTGAACAGCAAAGGCAAGTCAAGGGGCTACAACAGGCCGCATGAAGAAAAGCGGGACAACGTGAAATGGCCGAGCAACTTTACTTTCAACATCGTGAAAAACGATGAAGAGGTATAACTTAAACCCGAAGCAGCATCAAACATTAACCGCAAGCGAAACCGAACGGCTGTATGCTTATGTCGGTGGTATTCGTTCAGGCAAGACCATAACGGGGGCACATTGGGCACTACATAACATAATTCATCAGCCCGAGATTAAAGGCGGCATCTTCAGCAACACGGTAAGCCAGTTGAACACCGCCACGCTATCCGAGTTCATTGGCGTACTTGACGCCTACGGGCTATTCAAGGGCGAACATTACGTGGCCAACAAAGACCCTGAACGCTACTTCGGTTATAAGTCAAAGTTTGAAAAGCACAACGGCGTTTGGTCATTTATGAACGGGGCACAGGTGATCACCTTCAGCATTGAAACAATGATACGAGGCATTGAACTTGGTTGGTGCTGGGGCGATGAGGTGCAAGATGCGGCGATTGATAGCCTTAACATTGTCATGGGCCGTATGTCAGGGGCCAAGTTCCCACGCACGCTGTGGACAATGACGCCGCCGATGGACAACGCTGACATCGATGAACTGATATGGGGCGAGAAGCAGATAGCACATACCATCGGCACAACGTATGACAATAGTGCGAACCTACCTGAAGGCTACATTGAGCAGCTTGAAAAGACCTACGACAGCCTGACCTTTAAACGGGAGGTGCTGGCTAATCGTGTAACGATGTCAGGGCTTAACTGGCTGTATTCATTCGACAGGCATAAGCACGTGGGCAGCAAGGCGGCATACGATATTACCATGCCCGTGTACGTTTCGATTGACTTCAACAATAACCCGTTTACGGCTACATTAGCACACAGGGGCAGGCATCAAGATGGCAAACAGTACATTCACTACTTTGATGAGATTGCGTTAACGGCAGACCACATACAGGGCAAAACGTTTATCGAGGCGATGGTTGAAGAAATCTTCAGGCGAACCCCAGCACAGGTGCAAAACCGATTGTACTTTGTTACGGGCGATGCTTCGGGTCGTGCCCAGTCGGTCATTGCCAAGGTCGGGCAAAATATGTGGTCCGAGATTGTGGACCGCATGAGGGTATCGCCAAACAATTTACTTGTGCCAAGGTCTAACCCACCGCATCAAGAATCAAGGCGGCTATGCAACAGTATCTTTTCAAACTACGATGAGGTGTTAATCAACCCGAAATGCAAGGTGCTGATACGGGATTGTGAGTTCGTGAAAGCCCTACCCGATGGCGGTGTTGACAAAGGCAGCCGAACCAAAGTTGATAAACGTGCCGACGCCTTGGACTGCCTGCGGTACGATTTGCATGCCAACAATCGGCAGTTCATTTTCAGGTAAGTGGTTATAAAAGGGGCAAAATGTGGGGTGTTTGTGCCTTTAATGACAATAAAAAAGCATGCACTTTAAAATCAATTGCATATTTTTAACACATGGCAGAATACAAAGGTTGCAACATTGGCCCATCGGACAACAAGGGCAAAAAGTACAAAGCCCAATGCGGCGATAACCCGCCCGTGCATTTTGGGGCCAGCGGCTACCGAATTAAGCCCGGCACATCGGCTGGGGATAGTTATTGTGCAAGGTCGGCTGGCATCGAAGGTAGCGGCAAGGGTAGTGCGAACTATTGGGCACGTGAACTTTGGTCGTGCCGAGGTAACAAATCAATTAGCGACAAACCATTCTTTGGCAAAATAAAACTTTAACCATGCAAGATCACGCTAAACAACTATTCGAGATTAACGACATATGGCCGGGCGATTTAACTTTTCACCGCTTAGAACCCGAAGTGCCGTTGATTTGCCTAACCGTATGTTACAACGGCAGCGACAAACTTGAGTACGGCATTAAACATCGAGACGGTGTTGAGAGTTGCAGCCGCCACGAACTAATGACTGTGGTGGATGCCGAAATCAAACGTATCACAGGCAAATGACTACTAAAGAATACATCGCAAAGCTGAACAAGGCCGAGCGGGCAATCAACGGCAAACGGTTTGTCGGCTTGTCTTCAAGTGTTGGCCGCATGCAGTTTAAACGGGTATTTCAAGAAGGGCTGGACGCTAACGGTGGGCCGATTGAGCCTGAGTACAGCACCAAGCCAATAAGGATTAGCCTAAACCAAACGCCAAGGGCATCAACGGCCAAGTTTTACAAGGGCGGTTACAAGGCTTTCAAAAGCAAATTACGCCGAGGCAAGATGGTATTGTTTCGGTTGTTCAGCCAAATGTATTTGCAGTCCATTGTCAACCCTGAACTGAAAATTAGCAACACAGGGTTCGTTATAGCGACAGGCATGACCTACAACGCTGGCAACCCAAAAGGCAAAGTTGATGGGCTTTTGGACAAATATGGCGATGCTTTTAAGTTTTCGGACGCTGAACGCAAAGAGTTTGTTGATAAGGCCCAGCAAATAGTCGTAGATTTGTTTAAATGATAAGCGACATTCTATCGTATTTGAACGCCCGACTGCCCAATATTTCGGCAGTAACTCGGCCTTTGTGCCAACTTATAGAAGAAACGGGCAAAGACGGCAACCTTCGCACCTTCCCAGTGGTTTACGATGGCAACGGCAACCTTGACTACATTACAAGGTTCGATTGGCGTACGGGCATGTCCTTTTGGCTGAAGAACGGGGCTGAAGATATTGAACTGCTTGACCGGGTACGTGCCAACAAAGAACGGGTGCAGATTACCATACCCTTAAAGTTTCATTGGATTGGTACCCGAACCACGTGGCAGAACGATACGCAATACCTTGAACAGTACATCTTGCTTGCACTTCAAAAGGCGGTAACGGTTGACAATATCCCAAGCCTACGGGCTACCCTCGGCCTCGACCGAATCAAAACGGTTGTTACCAATCGGGAGTACGGTGCTGAAACCCTTAACGGCGTGTTTGACAACATCGACCTTCGACTGCCCTTGGACATGGCGGCTGCGATGCTGGAGGTTAACTTAACTATCACAGGCGACCTTAACTGCATTGTTGATGCATCTTGCCCGGGCATAGATGAATTTTTACTACTCGAAAGCGGGGACTTTATCTTAACTGAACATAACAATTTTATTTTAATCTAATGGCAAACCAAAAGGTTACACAACTACCAGCGGCAACAACCAGCAACGATGCTGACTTATTGTACGTTGTTCAGGGCACAGCCAGCCGCAAAACAACCAAGCAGTTACTAATGGCTTCGACCTTGGCGGTTGCAAACGCTGCGGCTTCAACTGCCAACGCCGCAACGGCAACGGCAAACGCTGCGGCAAACACCGCAAACAATGCCCTTTCGCAAGTAGGCACGGCAGTTCAAAAGACTGGCGATACCATGACTGGCGATTTGGATATGGGTAACAACCAAATTGAAAACTTGGGTACGCCGTTTGGCCCCGCCGATGCGGCAACCAAAACATACGTTGACACCGCCGATGCCTTGAAACTTGACAAATCAGGCGGCACAATGACAGGGGCATTGAACATGGGGGCACAAAGCCTTACTAACCTTGGCACGCCAACAAATAACAGCGATGCGACTACCAAAAGCTACGTTGATTCATCATTAGGCGGCAAATTAAGTTTGTCAGGCGGCACTATGAGTGGTGCAATTAATATGGGTTCACAGGGATTAATAAACCTAACTACCCCAACAAATACCGCAGATGCCGCCACTAAAGGTTATGTTGATACAGGGCTTGCTGGCAAGCAAAACACGGTTGCCACCACCACGGGCACAGCCATAACGCTGGTTACCCCGCAAGAATACGGGACTTATGCAGCACCAGCAACGGGAAACATTGCAGTTAGCTTGACCAATGCGGTGCGAGGTATTGACCAAATAGTTTACCACGATGACAGCGTTGCACCGCTTATTGTCGTAACAGGGGGCACGGCAATCAAGTTCGGGCCGATTGACTACAACCTAACCAAAGTGAACCTGATTGTTTTCTTTTGGATGGGCGGCACGAATGTAGGTTACATCATAACACCAGCGGTTTAATGAGAAGGTTGAGGTTACAAATGATGGCTGGGGGTGTACCTTTAGACCCTGATGCAGTTGCTTTTTTGACTGCGGCGGGCATTGCCGATGCGACTATAACAATAGCCATTGACACATTGGTTAAGGACTTAAAAAACTATGGGATATGGAATAAGGCCTATGTTATCTACCCTTTTGTTGGGGGAGCGGCAGCATCCCATAAATACAACCTAAAAGACCCAAGAGATTTAGACGGTGCTTTTAGGGCGGTATTTAATGGCGGTGTAACACACAATTCGGCGGGCATTACGGGTAACGCAATAAACGGATGGTATGACACAAAATTTTCACCTTCTGTATTAAATTTGGCGGCTGGTGCTGGAATGTTTTTATTTACAGGCAACAACACTAATACTGGTATTGATTTAAGTAATTTTGGTGGTGCACCAAACAATGCTTTGCAAGTTTGGGCAAGGCTTTCGGGCGATTTTGGGGCAAGATGTAATTCAATTCCTGTTTTTAATGTTTTAAGTGCAACGTCAAAGGGGTTTTTTGGAACCAACAGAGAGCCAAATAACAATGTAGGTTTTTACAATATTTTAAATAACACAGAATCGTTTTTTTCTGCCGCATTTACGGCAACAAGTTCTATAATTAGTGGACTTAAAAACGGGCCTAATGGAGGGTTTTTTTCAGACAGAAACCATCAAACTGTTGTAATATCAAATGGTCTAAATAGCACAGAACGAGCAAATTTAAGAACCGCATTAAACAAATTTAATGTTACTAATTTAAGCAGATAAAACACATGATAACACGCACCGAAATACCGCAAGGCCAAGAAACCGAGTTTGTTGGCCGCTTAACCGAACTACAAAAGGATAGTTTGGTAGGGCAGCTATTCGCCCCTGACAGCTACTACAACCCAATTCAAGATGGCAACGAGCCGCCCAACTGGGTAATTTCGGTTGAGGAGATTGACCAAACAACCAACGAAGAATTTATGTGGGTAAAGGATTTGCCTTTAATTCCTTGGGTTGCCCCGACACCAGTAAACCCATTTGAAGATGCGACCAATTAACTACATCGTTCTGCACACAACGGCCAGCAACATAACGGCCACGGCTGACAGCATTAACCGATACCATAAAAAGGTGTTGAACTGGGGTTCGCCCGGCTACCATTTTATCATTGAACGTGATGGCAAAGTAGTTGACAACTGGCCAATTGAAAAGACCACCAACGGGGTAAAGGGCCATAACCACGATAGCATTCATATCAGCTACATTGGCGGCATTGATGACAAGGGTAAGCCTACCGACAACCGTACTAAAGAACAGAAGCAAGCAATGGCAGAACTGGTTACCAAGCTAACCGATAAGTTCCCAAACGCTAAAGTATTAGGGCATCGGGACTTTCCTAATGTCAACAAAGCCTGCCCATGTTTTGATGCGGGGGCTTGGTGGGCATCCGTTAAGAAATGTTAAAAAACCTTTTAGGTGTTGGGAAACACTTACTTTCATGCAAACAATTGGGAAACTTATGACTGAACAACAAGTAAAAATCATTCAAAAGTACGTTGATTTGCAAGATGCAGGCTTCTTTAAACGCACCCTTGCACGTAAAATTGTAATGGAAAACCCGGGTGCATTTGAGCAAACGAACAAAGAGGTTGATAGGGTGCGAGGTTCAATCCGCTACTTAACTGGTGCGGTAGGCGAAAAGCTCAAAGCTCATGCAACAGCCAGCGGAGCGTTTCGGGAAAAGCTATACAACCCTGAGCAGATGAAGCCCAGCGAATACATGCAAGCGTTCATTGGCCGAGGGGAAAAGACCAGCAAAGAGGTATGGCATCTGCCGAAGAACATCCGCAAGCCATTGGTTTTATCCGACCTTCACTTCCCGTACCACGAACTTCCAGCAATCGAAACAGCTATCGACTACGGGTTCAAAAACGGGGTTGATGCGATATACCTAAACGGCGATGTTATTGACTTCGCTAAGATTAGCCGATGGGAAAAAGATCCAGCGTTGATGTCGGCCCCCGTTGAGGTGCAAATGGTTCGGGACTTCTTGGCTGGGCTTGTAAGCCTTGGGCTGCCTGTTTTTTACAAGCTGGGCAACCACGAAGACCGCTGGGATAGGTACATACTTCAAAACGCACCTGAGTTGATTACCCTGCCCGGGCTTCAACTAAAGGCCGCATTGGGACTTGATGAACTTGATATTGAGTTAATCGACAGCCGCCAACACGCCAAGTTCGGCAAGCTAAGCGTGCTGCACGGGCACGAATTTGGGGATAGTATATTCAGCCCAGTAAACCCAGCACGGGGATTGTTTCTGCGGGGTAAGGCATCTGTATTGGCTGGCCACAACCACCAAACATCGGAGCATCACGAAAGCGACCTGAACAGCAAAGGAGTTGCTTGCTTTTCTACGGGTTGCCTTTGCGACTTGCAACCAGCATATCGCCCATTCGCATACACGAAATGGAATCATGGGGCTGCGATTGTTGAGATTGATGAAGATGGCGATTTCAGCGTTGAAAACTTTCGCATTGACAACCGCAAGGTTCGATGAACTGGCTTGGCTTCATATCAAGGCATTACGGGCTTATCGCAATTGCTGCCGCATTTATATTGGGCAAGCAATCCTGCAACCACAGGGCCGAGGCCGAGCGGCATAAAAGCAATTACGAGGCAATCCAGCAAACAACGGGAAGCACAGCAAGGCGTTTGGACTTGACGGTTGAGCAATTAGCCGCCGAGAACAAACGTCTGCTGGATAGCCTTAACGTGAAAAGCGGCAAGGTTCAGTTCGCGTACCGCACCAAATGGCGAACCAAGACCGACACCTTTGAGGTTGAGGTTGAACGCTGGCATATTGACTTGATACCATGCCCGATTCAATACATAACGGTTGACACCAACTGCATAAAGCTGACCGCATTATTGCACCCTGATTCGGCGGCCAAGGTAACGCTAACAACCGACTACGATTTGAGCGTTGTTGGGTATTGGCAGCGGCCCGGCAAATGGTTCGGTGCGAAACTTTGGAACGGATTGCTGGGCAAAAAAGAAGCCTACATAAAGATTGCATCGCCTTGTTTTAAAGATTCTGCCGTATATTTGAACAAATTTAGCCAAGCACAATGAACCCAGTTTGCATTCAAGACCTTACAACGGCAAAAGTATTAGCCGCACCGACAAGTTGCCAAGCAACCGCTAACCTGAACATCGGCACATTAGCCCCTTCAACGGCTTATGATGTATTTATTAGTAATATCGGCAGTCAAACTACTATTAAATACGACATCGTTACCAACGGTGCGGGCCTTGCAACCATATCCTTGCAAACCAACGCACTGTTCTTTAACGGTAACAATTTGTATTCGTTGCACGTTGTGGCGAATAACGATGACATTGCCGACTACGTGCTGATTGACAACCTATACGTTGGATTCGTGCTGTACTTTTGGCGAAGCAATACAACCGCCCCGATTACGCAAAACATTCAGGTAGTTTAACTACCTTTGACCATACCAAAACCAAAACCCCATGACACCAAAAGAAAAGGCAGAAGAGCTGATTGATAAGTTTAAACCTTTATGCGGAGGTTATTTCGGAGGGAAAATAAATAAAGTTTTTGCCAAGCAATGTGCATCGATTGCAGTTGATGAGATAATAAAAGCTATTGATTTTGATTGGATGGAAGTACAGAATATAGAACAACAACATAGATATTGGCAAGAAGTTAAACAAGAAATCGAAAACCTTTAATACCAAAAAACCATGATTGAAACCTTGCTTTTTACTTCACTATTCATCTTCGGCGTATGGCTATCCACCGCTGAGGGCATGATTGGCGATAAACTTCGCTGGGAGTTTATTAGCCTATGGCCAAACCTTGCCAAGCCCGTAATTGATTGCCCGACATGCATGGCTTCGGTGTACGGTTCATTGGCTTATTGGGGGCAGCACATGATCAGCGGCAACACTACCGACCTATTAACATTCATCGGCTGGCCTATCTTCGTTGTTTGCCTTGCTGGGTTAAACGGTATCATTCTAAAACTTGCCAAATGGTCATAAGTAAAGTTGCAAATTGGCTGGTTAAGAACTACCCCGATGCGGTGTTGGTTGCTTTGAAACCCGATTCAAAGAACTGGAAAGCGGGCTGCGAATTCATGGTGGACATTGACGGCCACAAGTACTACAAGTTTCGGGATTCAGGCGATGTGCCATTGGTGCGTTATAAAGACATTCAGGCTGTTTTAATTCAGTTGGATAATCGGTTAACTTCCGATGAACTTATCAGCATTTTACAGATTGCACGTGAAAGCGTGGTTGCTGCCATTGAAGGACAAAGCCGCAAGGATAGGGGTAAGGGCTTGCAACAATGCCTTTGGGCCATACAAGAGGCCGAAAGCCGCCACAAAGAACTGGGCTTGCATACCGACTTGATTGTTGAGTTGGCAGCGTTGAACCTGATTAGGGACGATGAAAACCCGTTCGAAATAAACGAAACGATACAGGCTGAAAAGTTGCGTTTGTTTAAGCGTGAGTTTGTCAACCATGATTTTTTTTTGTCCGCTGGCATGAACGAATTCTTGCCCAATGCCGCTCAACTGGCAGACGTATGGCAGGGGCTTTGGCAAGCCAGCGACCGATATCAAAGCAAAAAGAAGGACATACTAAAGTCAATTCTTGGCGAGATTCGGTCTACAA